CATGCATCCGTTCTAATCCTAAATGTTCAGTAACACTCTCGGATATAGTTGATTCTACTACCACGGATTTTGGTGTAGAACTGGGTCTATTATGTGATCCAAATACAATACATCTGGCATCAGCTAATAACTTATTAGTGACACACAATTTATGTGGAGCTTCTAATGGTCCAACATCAATATCTCCAATACTAGTATTAAAATTTGTTCCAGCATGAGAAGGTAATACCGATGGTTTAATCGATATTCGTTCAATTCCTTCTAAAATTTGATCTCTGGTAACAAATCCAGCTGTACCAAGAGTATTTCTTCCTCCTAAATGAAAACCACCAATAAATGGCATATCATGATTGTCCTTAGCTACAAAAGTTGCCATACACAATCCTTGAAATGTTTTCTCTGGAAAATAATATTGTATGGATTCAAATTTACCTCCTTCTGTTGTTTGACTAGTACCTCGTGTACCTAAAATCTTACTAAAAATCTTGATCTTGTTTTCATCATTATAAATAATATTTCCAACAAATTGTTTTTTATGTGCTATCTTAGCGGGAAAAAATGAGGTCAAATCTCTTTGATCACCTAATTCTGGTACATACCACAAACTCAAATCAGTTTTTGGTATCCTGTAACTAGAATTACGATCAATTCGTACTGTTTTAGGATTAGCTCCTACTTTGGTAATAATAGCTTCAGAGCTACTTTTTGGTATAATGTGCGAAGGTAAAATCATAATGTTGCCACGTAAAGGCAAGCAATTACAAAATTTCATAGTACCATCTTCTGCACTTATATGAATCATCATTAATCTTTTGCTAATCATATTAGTCAATTGTTCAGCAGTTGTAGTGCGTGCATTACCACCAATCTTGGGGTTAAACATAAAACGTTTCTCCTTTTCATGTTCGTCCCAAAATTCTGTTTGAACATTAGTCTTCATCTTATTTGGTTCAGGTCTAATGCATGCTGCAGCTTCAGAAATTAATCTATTATATAAAAATTTAATCAATTTACCTAAAATTAGAAATGTAGTAACACCTCCAATTTTGGCTATAAATGAAATTTTCTGAGCGGCTGTTAAAGATTTAAGATAATTACTAGGTCTAGATATTTTTCGTATTTTGCATAAAATAATATAACAAAATGTTTCATGTATTATTACATCAACATACATCAAAGAAACAACGAAAAATACATTAATTAAATCAAAGTTAATATACCATACAATATAACTCATTACGAATAATGAACTATATAAGTATAGTGGATTTATATAGCGTTCATACAACCAACGCTTGCACATATTTGTACATAATAGTTCATAAATATAATATTCTATAGTTTTATATACATAATCTTCCAATGCAATATAATTAGAATAAACTGAATCAAAAAGTCCTGCTTCAGAATCAAATATAATATTCTCATCTAAACAAGTTGGTAAACCATCACTATTCAATTCAATTGTATCAGTACGTGAACTAAGTTCAACTAAGTTTTTCTGTTGAATAAAATGTTCATTACTTTCATGTTTCAAATATCTTAATAAAGTTTTCAAATCAACTTGTTTCATTTCTTTTCCTTCAAATTT